AATCAGATGCAGAACCTGCTGATCCTGTTAGTGCGCCAATGCCGCCCTGAATTTTAATTTTGCCGTCGGCTGTTGTACCGCCGCCACCTTCGTTACTGATTGCTGCACTTGTACCATATAGTTCTAGTGCATTATCAACTGCTGCTGCTGCAACGCCAGTAATACCAGCATTGTTAATATCAATTACTAACTGTGCTAGATCATTACCAGTTGTTACAACTTGTGTTTCGTTAATAATAATCGAATCACCTAGTGTATAAGTTGGGTTTTGTACTGAACCTCTTACTGTGTAATGGCTTGCTTCCCATGCTGCTGAACCAACTTTTACCCAAGTTCCAGATGAACCTGCAAGTGTGTTTGTTCCTGCTGTCTTATACCATAATTGGTTTGTAGAAGTAGTTGCGTCTACAGCATATTCACCAACTTGACCAATTGATGTTTTAGGTGCATCTGTAATTGAATCAATGTCTGATGTTTCAGTTACAACGTAACGTGTTTGTGCTGTAAATGTTTGGCCGCCTGTTGTTGTAATTGCGGCTGCGTTCCATTCTAAAATACCAAAGTTAGAAATTTGTGTGTCAAACCAATATGCATCGTTTGCTGGCTCGCCTGTTGGAGCGTCTGCACTTGCGTCAAGCTCTCCTAGGTCCAAATCTGCTCTAACAACATATACTGAATTTGTAATTCCTAATAAACTGTATGCCGCTTGTAGTCCATATTCATTCTGCTCTCCTGCATGGATCATGTTTCCATTGTTATCAGATCTGAATATAGGATCTCCAAATGTTTCACCTAGCTCTCTTTGGCTAGTGATTAAATATGCTCTACCAGCATTAGCCTTCGTTGTCCCAGGTGCAATACCTGTTCCTGCGCTGCTTGTCTTATTGCTGGCAGTAGCAACAAAAATTACAGGTACTGTACCTGCTGCTGCTGGGGTGTAAAAGGATTCGTCAATTACTTGGACCTCTACACCTGGTGATACTAATGCCATTTTGTTTCTCCTGTTGGAATAGTGTTTCTGCTACTGTATTTAGCAGATGAAGAATAAAATACCCGTCTAATACTATCGAAAAAGGGACCGAAAAGGTGAGGTAAATACAGTATGAGGCCGTTATGTAAATGTGGGCAACGCCCTGCTGCTATAAATTATAAAAAAGGTAATAAAACTTATTACAGAAAACTCTGCGAAAAGTGTTTACGCAACGGTGTTAACCACGGCATACCAAAATGGAAGCAGCGTGGTTACGAGAAAAAAGAACAATGTGAAAAATGTGGATTTAAATCAAAACACACAGAACAGTTTAATGTTTTTCATATTGACGGAGATTTAAATAACTGTCGTCCGACAAACTTAAAAACTATCTGTGCTAATTGTCAGAGAATTATTCAGAAAGAAGGAGTTCGGTGGAAGCAAGGTGATCTGCGACCTGATTTCTAAGTCCAATTATTGTAGTGTTGTTATAAAAGATTTTATCAAATTTGTCATTAGAATCAATCCACTTCCATTCGCTAGAATGTACATCGTAGTTTGCCATTAAGTTGCTGCCTGTATTATTATCAAGTATAGCATATCCAAACCACTCAGGAAGTTCTCCTCGTTGTATTTGCCAAACTTTGCCACCTAGATCACGAATCATTTTCTGCTCGTTTCTAAAACGAACATCAGGGACAACATAGTTTTTTGTAGGATTATCGATTACTTTCTTTTTTACAAGGCATAGCCAAATGCCATCGTAAAAGCCGTTACGCATACAATCAGTACCAAATTCTTGCAATACCAATCTTGGAGTTATAGTCCTGCCTGTTTCTGCACTCCAAAAAGTATCTTCTTGTTCTCGCCAGTCTCTACTTTCACTTGTGTCGCCTTCTAGCAATGCACGGTCCCAGCCAAAAACAGATGCAACACCATCTTTGAGTTTATCTGCAAAACTAATTTTTTCATAACCATAATCGACTAACACATCAGCAACAGTTCCTTTGCCGCTACCGATAAGGCCACAAATACCAATAATCATAAGACAAATCCTTTCAAGTGTCTATACATTATAGCAGGTATTTAAAAATTGTCAACCAATTAGAAAAGAATATCCAGTGCCGCCGCCTACTGCTTCTTGCACTTCTTTGTCAAGTTTTTCCATCTCTTGTTGTGCTTCTGCTTTTAGTGCATCACCGTTAAGTGTTGAACCACCTTGTGGGCCAGCAATGGTAGCAAATTTTGAACGTGCTTCACCTAACATATACTTGCAACTTGCTAGTGTGTAATCTTTGATCCATTGTTTGGCTAGATAATCATCTAACAACTGGCTATCTGGACGATAGTTATATGCCATAAGCATTAGTGTTTCTTCAGCTCTTGGGCGTTGTAGTAACGTAATTTTATGTGTTACAGGATTCCATTTAAATTCAATAAATGATCCAAACATACGTCCTACAAGTTCTTGGTACTGTGAGAATAAATCATATGTTGCTAATCCGCCAACATGTGAACTTGCTAACAGATATGTGTTTGTATAGGCTAAGTTAAATGGTTCAAAAATTGTGCCGCCATCGCCGCCACCGCTTCTTGATCCTATACTTCTTCTGAAGATTTTACGAACTTCTATTACTTCGTTTGGTAGTGTATATTCGTTTTGATCTTCTACTGTTTCTAAAAAGAGGTACGATTCTTCAACACTATTTTCAGAACGCTGTCTAAAACGTGTTAGAGCTTTTGTTAATGCTGTATCATAATGAATTGGGTCGAGTTCAACATCCACCATTCCACCGCCTAAAAATGCATTGACATAGTCAAATACTTCTTGTTTTTGTGTTGCTAAATCTGCCATATGAAGTTCTCCAATAGTATTTATCGTCGCGATAAATATGTATATGCCAAGACTATCATTATATAAACCAGAACGCGGCAATGATTACTACTTCCTGGATAGACAAATACAGGAAATGTTTACTGTTGGCGGAACTGACATAAACGTTTACAAATATTTGGGGCCTAATGCTCCAAGTGATGACGACCGCAGTGCTACACAACCAGAGTACGATGTTGTCAAAGAAACAAACATACAAGATTTACTGTTTTTAGAAAATAGAGATCGTAAGTATGACACAGACATCTACTCAATGCGAGCAATATACAATATACAAGATATTGATTTTGATCTAAGCCAGTTTGGATTGTTTTTAAGTAATGATACACTGTTTATGACAGTACATATTAATAGTTCAGTTAAGACACTTGGCAGAAAGATTATGCCAGGCGATGTGTTAGAATTACCGCACTTGAAAGACGAATATGCGCTAAACGATTATAGCATGGCACTAAAACGTTTTTATGTAGTTGAAGATGTTAATCGTGCAGCAGAAGGATTTAGTCATACTTGGTATCCGCATTTATACAGATTAAAATTAAAACAAATTTACGACGGTCAAGAATACGCAGAAATATTAGACTTACCTGCGCAAGAAGGCAGTGATCAAACATTGCGTGATGTGTTGTCTACCTATGAAAAAGAAATGCAAATTAACAATGCTGTTGTAACGCAAGCAGAAGTTGATGCACCAAAATCAGGATTTGATATTAATCATTATTATACTGTTGCAACAAACGATGACGGAACTGTTGCTCTACGTACTGCTGACTCAACTGATTTAGATGCAAGCGGACTTACCGTTAGTGCAGACGAAATTTCAGATCGTCCAGATAGAGAAGGGTATTCCGGATACCTTGTAAATGTGTCCGCTACTACACCAAACGGCGCACCTTTTGGTTTTGGAATAGAATTTCCAAGAAATAAACAAGACGGAGATTACTTTTTGAGAACAGATTTCTTTCCTAATAGAATGTTTAAATATGACGGAGATCGTTGGATTAAAATTAATGATGATATACGTATGGATCTAAGTAATACTCTAGAACGTCAAACTTATAAAACACAGTTTATCAATAACACTAACACTAATACCATTAATGGAGAAGTTGTTGAAGAAAGACAAAGTCTTACTAACGCACTTAAACCAAGGGCAGATAATTAATGTTACATTTTTACGACGGACAAATAAGAAGATATACTACGCAAATGATGCGTATATTAAGTAACTTTCCTGTAAAAGACGGCAAGGGTAACTTAAAAGATGTTCCTGTAACCTATGGTGACCTAACAAGACAGGTTGCAAGTATTATAAGAGAAAATTCGGAAAATAAACTTCCAAGTGCTCCTCGTATTTCGGTTTACATTACTGGACTAGAATTAGATAAGCAAAGACTGTTAGATCCGACGTTTATTAAAAAGTCAAATATTAGAGAACGTGCATACGATGCAGATACAGGTGAATATTTAAATTACCAAGGTAAAAATTATACTGTTGAACGTTTAATGCCGACGCCGTACTTGATGCGTCTTAATGCAGATATATGGGCAAGTAACACAGATCAAAAATTACAAATACTTGAACAAATTCTTGTACTGTTTAATCCAAGTTTGGAAATGCAAAAAAGCGAAAACTTTGTAGATTGGACAGCAATTACTGTAGTAAATCTTGAAAATGTTAACTGGTCTAATCGCAGTATACCTGTAGGTGTTGACAGTGAAATTGATATTGCTACATTAACTTTTAGCGTACCCATTTATATTAGTCCGCCAGTTAAGGTCAAGAAAATGGGCGTTGTTACAAATATTATTACTAGTATGTTTGATGAAACTAGAGGAACTATTGAAGATGGGGTAAGTGTACCAGAACTTAATCAATTTGATGATGTTGCAAGAGCAAGTGCTACAGATTCTCCGTTTGGTAGAAAAGCAACCACAATACTTGCACAAGAAATGGCTAATGTCAACTACAGGACTTACGGTTTGTATTTAGAAAACGGTATTGCACAACTGTATGCAAATGGTAGAATAGGTGGAAAACCGTGGGATGATATATTTGAAGCATTGCCAGGAATGTACGGTGCTGGAGTAAGTCGTATATTCTTAACTAATCTTGATACCGATGTTACAGTAACAGGAACCTTTGCGGTTTTCCCTAGCGATGACTCGAAAATATTAATTGATTTTGATGAAGACACTTTCCCGAGTGATACTATTATTGATGGACGTACAAGCATTGACTATATAATTGATCCTACAACATTTAATCCTTTGAGTATACTAAACAGCGGATTACGCTTGTTGCTCCTAGAAGATGTTGGCAAGGAAGGCGAAACTGTCGTTTCCGCAGCATGGTCTAACAATGACGGTACAGGCCTTGTTGCAAAAGCAAATGATATAGTTGAATGGGATGGCAACAAATGGGTTATTGTATTTGATGCAAGCGAAGCCACTGAAACTACATATACAACAAATCTTAATACACAAACACAATATAGGTTTGACAACGGAGAATGGTTAAAAGCCATAGATGGTGATTATCCAGTTGGCACATGGAGGGTTGAACTTGCCGGCTAATTATTAGTATGGACAAGATCATTTGTAGTGGTGCATTATTCTACACTCTAAAAACTAATAGATTTTTATTTCTTCATCGCATTGGTGGCAAGAAACACAATATGTGGGGACTTGTTGGTGGAGGTAACGAAGAAGGAGAAACTCCTTGGGAAGGACTTCAGCGAGAAATAAAAGAAGAAATTGGGTTTTTACCTGAAATCAAAAAAACACTCCCTCTTGAAAGTTTTGTATCAAACGATACAAAGTTTATGTTCCATACATATCTTTGTATTATAGAAGAAGAATTTATACCTAAACTTAATAGAGAACACGACGGTTATGCTTGGTGTTCATTTACAAAATGGCCCAAACCATTGCACCACGGTTTGCGAAATACTCTACAAAGTAAAATAAATTTATCAAAACTAGAAACTGTATTCCAAACTATAAATCTTCTTGACTAAGTTGTTGATCTGTAGTATAATATAGAATGATTAAAGTTTATGGCGACTTAATGTTAGATCGGTGGATATTGGGCAATGCAGGGCGCATTAGTCCAGAAGCACCAGTACCTATTTTATTAGAAAAATCTCAAGAAAAACGTCCTGGGGGTGCTGCAAATCTTGCAGTAAATATAGCCAGTCTAAACGGTACTGTCGGAGTATATGGTAGCGTTGGCGATGACAAAGAAGGTTTTGAGCTTATCGAAATACTAGGCGAACAAGAAAAATTAGAATCAAATATTACTTTTGATAGTACAGTAACTACAGCCAAAAATAGATTAGTTGGACAAGGTGGGCAACATATTGCACGTTGGGATAGAGAAACAACATACACAGGTTCAGCAGCGTTTGAAAGATTAGAAAATAGTTTAGAAAAATCAGACTTGATATGTATTAGTGATTATGCAAAAGGTACAGTTCGTAATAATACTGTAGCAAAAATCATATCAAAAGGGTGTCGTGTATTAGTTGATCCAAAACAAGATCCAGGCTATTATAGAGGAGCATATTTGGTAAAACCAAATATGAGCGAATACGAAGGATGGTTTGGAACTTTTAGAAAAGAAATAGCACTTCTTAAAATGAAAGATTATAACTGGGATTGGCTAGTTGTAACTGATGGTGCAAACGGCATTCATGTAATACATACTAACGGAATATATAAACATTTTGTAGAGCCAGCAAAAGAAGTAGCAGATGTTACTGGTGCAGGTGACACTGTTTTAGCAGTTATTGCTTATTATATTGAGCAAGGTAAGGATGTGTTTTATGCAGCAAAACAAGCCTGCTATGCTGCTGCTAGATCTGTTGAACATAGAGGTGTGCATGTTGTAACACACAATGACATTAACAAAGGTGTAGTTTTTACAAACGGAGTATTTGATATACTTCACAAAGGACATTTAGAATTACTCAAAGAAGCTCGTAGTTTAGGAAACAAACTTATAGTTGCTGTAAACACAGATGCCAGTGTGCAAAGATTAAAAGGAAGTGAACGTCCTATTAATGATGTTGCAACACGGGTTGCACAATTAGAAGTTTTACCTTGGATAGACGAAGTGCGTACATTTGCTGAAGATACGCCATACGAATTAATTAAAGAAATACAGCCAGACTTAATTGTAAAAGGCGGAGATTATACAGTAGAAGAAGTTGTAGGACACGATATAGCACCTGTACATATTTTTCCTACAGTAGGAAATTATTCTACTACTAAAATAATAGGAGAAATGCATGGATCTTAATTTAATGGTAATTGACAACTTTTTACCCGATCCTGATGCTGTAAGGAATTTAGCATTGAAATCTGTATTTGATTGGAGAGGTCCTTATCCTGGGGTCAGATCCTTGTGCCATGATACAGATTATAAAAATTTCTTAGATGAAAAATTTGAAGAGCTATACGGAACTAAATTAGTTCATTCTGATGCTAGTACACAGTTTCAAATTTGTACTGAACTAGAAGACTGTAACTGGATACATCACGACGATCACGATGTTGCAGGTGTGTTATATCTTACTCCAGATGCACCGTTGGATTACGGTACAAGTATTTTTAGACACAAAGAAAGTAAGATATTATACGGAAAAGAAAAAACTACAGAAAACAATCGAAACGAAGATGAATGGGAAGAAATTATACGTGTAAACAACATTTACAATCGTCTTATAATTTATAATGGCTGGATGTGGCATCGTAGTAATAATTTTGGTTTTGGAAATACATTAGAAAATTCAAGACTTACTCAAGTGTTTTTTATGAATTTTAAGGAGCAAGAATGAAAATACTAGTTACAGGACACAAAGGATTTATCGGATCTAATCTTGCACTATATTTACAAGCACAAGGCCACGATGTTGAAGGGTGGGAATATATTCCTAATACTATTCCAGATCCTAGTGGTTATGATTGGGTCGTACATTTAGGTGCTAATAGTAGCACAACTGAAACTGACGTTGATTTAATAATGGATCAAAACTTTGAACATAGTGTACGTTTATTACAAGCATGTGATATGATGGGAGTTAATTTTCAATACGCTTCTAGTGCAAGTGTTTACGGTCCTACTACGCATTTTGTCGAAAATGGTCCGTTGCAACCCAAAAGTCCGTATGCTTGGAGCAAGTATCTGTTCGATAGATTTGTAAATCAATTAAAAGATGAATTTCAAATCAAAGTACAAGGTTTTAGATATTTTAATGTGTACGGACCTAACGAAGAACACAAAGGTGATCAAGCAAGTCCTGTTACAAAATTTACTAAACAAGCAAAAGAGTTAGGGTCAATTACCTTGTTTCAAAATAGCGAAAAGTATAAAAGAGACTTTGTTTGTGTAGAAGATATTTGTCGTGTACACGAAAAAATGTTTGATGTAGAAGAATCTGGTATTTGGAATGTTGGTACTGGGAGACCTGTAAGTTTTGAAACTGTAGGTATTTCTATTGCAGAAAAATATGGTGTAGATATTAAGTATGTTCCTATGCCAGATAGTTTAAAAGGACAATATCAGGAATACACCTGCGCAAACATAGATAAGTTAACTAATATTATAGATGTCAAATGGACAAAAATTGAGGATTATATAAATGACAACTGAAAAGAATCCAACAAGACTTCAAGGTGCTGTACAAAAAGGATGGGGCTATGAACTAATATGGGCTTCTAACGAAAAATACTGTGGGAAGATACTTTTTTTCGAAAAAGCAGGCTCAAAGTTTAGCATGCACTTTCACAAAGAAAAAGATGAAACCTGGTTTGTAAATAGTGGTAAATTCAAGTTGCGGTATATTAATCCTAATAATGCACAACTTATAGAGCAAGAATTAAAAGAAGGAGATGTATGGCATAATCCTCCTTGCTTGCCACACCAACTCGAAGCGATTGAAGACGGTTCGAGTATTACAGAAGTAAGTACTCCAGACAGCGTAGAAGATAATTATAGAATTATTCCTGGAGATAGCCAATCAACAGTAGAAGAAAATAATGGATAATATGTGGGGTCCACAAAGACCAGATGATCCTAGCCAATATACAAAATGTGTTATTGGTCTAGATAGAGACGGTACCATTAATCGAGATCTTGGAACATACGTTACTTCTCCAGGAAATTTTGAACCAATACCTGGAAGTCTAGAAGCGGTTGCATTGTTGAGACAAAAGGGACATCGAGTTGTTGTAATAACAAATCAAGGAGGAATTGGTAAGGGATTAATGACTCCGCAAGATGTTGACCGTGTGCATGATTATATGTTTAAATTACTAGGGGAAGCAGGTTGTCCTAGTATTGATGCACTCTACTACAGCACTACTAATCTAAAAGACGACATCTACGCTAAACCAAATATAGGAATGTTTCAACGCTGCGAGAAAGAGAATCCTGGAGTTAAATTTAAACAAGGATTTTATGTAGGCGATAAGTTAACTGATTTAAAGGCAGCAGTAAAAGCAGGAGCAAGACCTGTGCTTGTTAGAACAGGTTATGGTTTAGAAACCGAAAAGACACTAAACAAATTTACCTACCAAAAACTCAAAAAGCAAACATATGTTTTTGATAATTTGCTAGAGTTTGCACAAGCAATTTAGGCTTGTGCTTCGCCCCATCTTAGAATAATATTTGCATCGACTGATGCGCCGGTGACCTTGTACACGTTAATAGCAAGTACGTCAGGTCCGTTCGGGAATGTACCTCTACCACCTAGTGTAGTATTTGTAAGTTCTTTCAATTTGTCTAGTGACAATACTGAACGTTCGCCTGGGTTAGCAATGAACGAGAATACTGTTTCACCTGGTTGTGCATATGGCGGCTCAACAAAAGTAGTTTCAACAGTACCTGAGCCGGCTGTTAATGTTCCTGAGAATGAGTTGTTAAACACAACGCCATAAAACTCTGTACCGCCATGGTTGAGTAATTGTATAAACGAGATAGCAGTATTAGCGGGGAATGTTACACTGCCGCCGCTTG